AACAATGCGCTGTGTACAATAAAAAGTCTCCATGAAAACTAAAGAAAGGGAGACTTTTTATTGTGTGGACTATTATTTAAATTGAGGAAAAAGATGAGGGGGGCTTTTTAGTCAGCCCCATGTTCATGTGCTCCTTAGCTTGGGTGATAAACTCTACTACTACACGTTTAGGACAAACGATAAGAGCTTTACCAAAATACTGGTTGATTATAACTCTGCATATCTCCAATTGGGTAACTGTTTTTTGCATACCGAAACTGGAGAATATGGCACGGCAACCACCGGATACCGCCCAACGAACGGTATCTCTTACATGAGGGTAAAGAGAAGTTGATATTTCATCAGGATTAACTTCAAATCCAGTATTGTGGCTAATAGCCATCTTGTCTTTTAGAAATTCTATATAGTCTTTCATTTTCATTTCAAATAAAGAGAGGAAACCGTTAGGCTTCCTCTGTGTTATCGTTATTTAGCTCTTTCAGTCTTTCTTTGAGCTTCTTTTCTTTCTTATCATATGAATCCGCAAGTTTCTTAGAGAGCGCTTTGAAATCATCCGGATATTGTTCTGCAAAAAGGATTTTCTGACACTTCTGCAAATAGGAGTAGAAATTCACATTATTCGATGATAAGCATTCAGCAATAAAGGCTCTATACCATTGATGCCGGTCGGCTTGGTTGTTCTTGACATAATTTACAAAATCACTCTCACCATTCCATTTTTTCAAATTCAGTTTTTCAAGATAAGTACTGCTACAACCGCTAAGAACCAGCACATCAAAAACTAGTTGTTCATTTTCAGAGAATTCTTTTGTTCTCCGATAGTACGGTTTCTCTTGCGCCCACTTGCGCATTTCTTCAGCAGACTTCTCCTTGACTATATCCTTCGCTCTTTTTAATTGGGCGTTTATTTTTTCCCTTTCTATCTCTTTTAGATCGGCAACAGCGGCAGTACTAGAAACCAGTTCTTTCTTTGTGTAATAGAATTTTATATTAAATTCTGGATTATAATTACCAAAGAATGAGATACAGCGATAAATTTCACCTTCATCAAGCATTTTTAGTGTCCGTTCATCATCAGCACTATAATAACATAAACTCCTAAACACCTCATCTGGATTAACTACTTCAAATCCAAGTTGCTTTACGGCTTCTAAAGCACTTTCATATTGTGCTTTTCTTTCATCACTCCAATAATATTCTGCTTTTGCTACAATAACAGTTTTTCCGAATGAAAAAGGTTCACCTACTTTAACAAGATTCTCACTCTCAAGCAGAATCTTTCGGATTACATATGCAATCCGCTTTCTATAAAAACAGGCAGCATTGATACAGCGAGCATTCTTATTATTCATCTCATAGAACAAACAACCATGATTACAGGTATTAGATTCACATTGAGAGCACTGCTTAAATTCGCCATTTTCCCAATTGTCAGCGTCTTCTTTAATCCAATCCGCTTTATCCAGTTCTAAAAAGGAATTACTAACATAGTCACGTATCATAGATGTCGTGCATTGTTCATCTTCTTCCTCATTGAACTCCTTTTGAGTTTCTTCGTCAAGTTTTGAAAGAATCATAGCACCGGATAATGGTATGTCTCCATTTCTTACACGTTCTTTCAGTTCCGGGATAAGACCGTTTAGCTTTATACGGTCAAAGACAAAACGAGTAGACTTTCCAAATTTAAGAGCAATATCTTCCAAAGTCCGTCCTTTCTCAGTCAACTGCGCAAAGGCAAAAGCTTCTTCGATGGGATCAACATCTTTTCTTTGAAGATTCTCGGTAATCATCGCTTCAAAAGCCTCATCATCTGTCATTTCTCTGACAATGCAGGATATTGTCTGAAATTTTTCCGACTTTTTTCGATGGGCTTTGATTTTTGCAACATTCGCTTCATCTTCCTTTGCTTTCAAAAGTGACACAGCCCGAAAACGACGCTCACCGCAAACAATTTCATACGAACAGGGAATTGTCGTAACACCGCCAGTCTCTAAGTCAGTAAAATCTTCGGATTTGGCTACCCTGACGGTGATAGGCTGCAATAAGCCTTGCTTTTCAATGTTGCTTGCGAGCTCTTCAAGAGCTGCTTCATCAAAAGTCTTTCTCGGATTCAAAGGAGAAGGACTAATAAGGTCAATTCTAATGTTTTGTACTTCCATAATTTAATTATATTGGTTTGACTTTTAATTCATTACATCAGTAAAGTTATCGTAAAATGACAAGTTATGCAAACAGAAACTTCGCCATTTTAACGCCATTTTCATGTGGGCTTATTACGTATTTGAATAAATCCTCTTCTTTCAGTTTTCCGAAGAAGTTCCATATCTTCTTCTCGTATTTCAGCAGGCGTTTCACCGTTCACACTTCGATACGTTCCAATACCGAAACGCTCTCTGATACGAGCAATTTTATCCGAATCTTTAGTAACCCAGTAAATTGTAACTTTCATAGTAGCTATATTCTACGACTCTCGCCACACAGGGGGAGAACATTAAACGTTTTAAAACGATCCACTAATCTTGGTCCGAAACGTTTCTTAAATTCGGCTATGCCAAGATTCGATGTTATATGATACTTCTTGCCATATTGCTGAAAAATCTCATACCGGGCATAAAGAAATTCATCAATAACTGAATCGAGACTGGTACCATACGATTTTTGATTTTCCGTTTCCAGACCGATATCATTCAAGCAGATATTAAAGGGATTTGGTTTAAATCCTTTGGATTGATTCTCATTGTAAGTGTACAAGTCAATATGCCCGTGAATTTTATAATAATTCATCATTTGAGTAACAGACAAGTTTTCAAAAGCATTGGGGTTACAAGTGAGTTTCAAATAATCTGCAAAAATCTGCATCAACATTGTTTTTCCGGTACCAGGTTCACCAACAAGCAAAAGATTCTTATGAACCTTGTAATTCTCTTCCGGAAACACATTTTGAGCATACCGACATCCGTTGAAGTAGTACAGAAGAAACTGAATTAGTTTAGAGTTGTTATCATCAACATCAAATTTTCTAAACTCCCGTTCCGTATAATCCGTACCAAGGTTAGAAATTAAATTCCAATGACTGTAATACTCTTGCGTATCAGTTAAATCATATTCAGAAACGTTCTGAATACTTTCTTTGTGCCTTTTTATCAGATTCTCTATCTGTTGGATCGTCAGTTTGCGCTTGCCGGCTTCCTTCTCCATCAAATTTTGAAGTTTGCTTGATAAATTCTTTTCCTCTTCCGTCATGGTCTAATTCATTTTTTCGATTTTCACGAATACGATCCAGTATCCAAAGGTTTGCTTTGGAATCCCACCGCTCTATTTTCACTCCATTGGCATTCTTCCACCCTATCGAGTCAAAGTGATTGAAGAATATTTCTGCTTGCTCTTGCCAGTCATCTAACCGTTCCGGAGCATTTTGCTTGATGAAGTGTTGAATAACCTCATCAAGCGTAGGAGATATAAATTCTTTTGCGACTCTTTTAGGTTTCTCCGGTTTAGAGGGTGGGAAAAGCTCGCCAGAGCTACTTTCTTTCTTACCCCCTTTAGGGGGTTCTTTCTTTATCTTTGTCTCTGTCTTATATTCTTCTTTAGGGGGTATGGGGGAGCTTTCTTGAAAAGGTGTCCCTAAAGGGTGCCCTAAAGGTATCCCTAAAGGATGCCGTAAAGGTGGTATATTTTGCATACCTTTTTGTACACCTTTGATAGAATACATTGATTTATTGCCTCTTCCATTGCCTTGTTTACATTCAATAAGACCTGCTTGAACTAATCTATTTCGGGCGGACTTGAATACTTTTACAGACACTCCCACGTCAGATGACACCTTTGTATCACTACGTGTCCAGTTATCCTCCCAGCCTAAACGATTCGCAATTTTTAGCAAGTAAAAATAAAGCCTCGTTTCACAGCAGGAAAATTGCCAGCTTTCGTCAAGTTCCCAAAACCTATTGATAAGTTCAATATAAGTCATATCAATTTATAATAATTCCGTAAGACATTGTTTATATAAGGTTGAGGGTCGGCTTTCAGATAATAGCAAACGCTATTAATGAACTCAATCAACCCATGACAAACGACATATACACTACCATATTTCTCAACTAAGGCCTGCCACTCTTTTTGCTCATCAAACTGCGTTCCGGCACGTTTACCTTTTACATATGGAGTTTTCATCTCTATGCAAAGACTGCTCTTACCACCGCGAGGAAAAAGCAGAATCAAGTCAGCAACACCAGCGATGGCACCTTCATATTTACGCATAGCACCGCTTTTCTTTGTCCTGACGCCGCCGTTTGGTATAGCAAAGAGTAGAGGGCCGACATTGGGAAACGTTTCTCTGAACCAAGTTACACAAATGTGTTGTATCTTGGTTTCAGAATATTTCACCTCCAATTTACGAATATCTTCTTCAGTCATTTTTCTGCTTGTTTTTTGAAATCGTAGCACATTCATTTAGAAGGTCAACGATTTGTTTACACCTGTTCCTGCAACCGACAAAGGATATTATGGTTTCCCATTCAGGACCGAACAACATTTCTTTCTTGTATTCCTGAATATGAGTTCTCTGCCCAATTATAACTAATCTAAATGGCTTCATAATTTATCCCTAAACAAGTCCATTGCAAGATTCACCATATTCTCTTCTACTTGGTCATCCGTTCCGGTTACACCGTTAGCAATGTTCTTCTTTGTTTGAATCACATCATACATATACTTGTCAATAGTATCCTTACCTAAGAAGTAATAGCAGTTAACATTGTTCTTTTGACCGTTACGGTGTGCTCTATCTTCTGCCTGTTCGCAATCACTGAAAGTCCAAGGGAACTCTATAAAAGCAACACGACTGGCAGCAGTCAAAGTAAGCCCGGTACCGCCCGATTTGAAATTCAGAATAATCAGTTTACAATCCGGATTATTTTGGAAAGAGTCAACGGCATATTGCTTTTGGTTGACACTATCGGAACCCGTTACAGTAACAGCTTTAGGAAATTCCTTTTTCAGTTCTGCTACAACTTCTTTCAAGTAACCGAAAAGTATCAGCTTCTCACCACCGTCGATAACATCATGGACAAATTCACAAACAGCCTTGATTTTACCTCTGGCAGATATCTGCTTTAAAAGCTGCATCTGCACCATAACGGCACCATTCATTGATTTCTGCACTTGTTCATCCGAAGCGTTCTTGTACTTCTTCAAGTATTTTACCATATCAGCCTCGGCAGCCTTATACTCTTTGGTGGTAGTGATATCAACTGTCAAGTATTGACGAGTCTTGTCCGGAAGTTGTGTAAGCACCTTTGACTTCTCACGACGAAAGAAGCAAGTATTCCATAGTCGCCAATTCAGTTCTTTAACGTTGGATGCCTGTTTGGGACCATCACAATATCTTTCAACATACCGGCTATAACCTCCAAAGTCCTCTAATCGACCTAATATTTTTAGCTGTTGTATCAAGTCTGTATTATTGTTAACAACAGGAGTACCGGTCAATGCGAATATATAACGTTTACCTTTGCAGATACCTTCAACATATTTGCTCTGTTGAGTTTTACTTGATTTGCATTTATGAGATTCGTCAATGATAACAGACCTAAACAAAGAGACACGCTGATCGAAAGCAATACTTTTCATTGTAAGCTTGGATTCCTTATTTACAGCTTTTACAAAAAATTTATTAAGCGATTCATAATTAGTAATGAACACCTCACAAAGTGGACTGCCATCAGACCTTTTACACTCATAAAATGATTGCCAGGACTGTCGGTTTCTGTCATCAAGGATAATCGAATTCATACCTGCGAACTTCTTAAACTCACGCTGCCAGTTTACTTTCAACGCAGCAGGGCAAATTACAAGTACTGGAAAAGACTCACCATAAATGGGCGCTTCCTTATGTGCTTTAACAACTGCACATATGGCTTGCAATGTTTTACCTAATCCGGGCTGGTCACCGAAAAAACAGCGTTTGTGCTCTATTGCATACTGTACTCCTTCAAGTTGATACTCGTAAGGTTGAAGTAACATATAGTGTTCACCGACAAAAGGTTTCATCGGAGGAATATCATAATTAATATCTTCAGTTACCTCACGTTCCTTGACAGTAGAACAATAACGCATCTGAACAGCCCATTGCGCAAAAGCTCTCACATACCAATTCGCATCACGTCCAATAGGATAACGCGTATCATTGATACTAACAAGCCACGCCCGGTCTGTTCCGTCATAGCGTGGCTTACTTGGTATCATCTTTATGACCTCGACCAACTTTGGGTGATACTCGAACTGAATCCGGTACAGATTGGGCGTCTTAGTCACATAAATTGGTTTCATGAAGCAGGTTCTAATACTAATTCATGATGTTCAACTGTTGAACATATCCCGTTATCTTCACCATCTTCATTCATTGCATCAGTAGCTTCATCAACCTTGTCAAACGGGTCCTCACCATCTTTAAATTCAAATTCCCTTTGAATCTCCGAACATTTATTCTCTGTAACATAAAGCTCTGCTTCATACAAGAAATTATAAACAGCATCACGAAACTCCTCACAATGCACATACGATTCATTGTCCGGATCGAAACCAATACCAGGAGAACAAAGATTAAGGACTTTGCTCGTCATAAGGGTTCGCTTACCTGTCAACACACAAACCTCAAAAGAAGAATCACCACCAATGCTAACGCCGGTTACATTGAACTTTTTGAAGAACTCATCTTCAAGACATGACTCTGGACGTTCCCAATTAATGTACTGGGATTCTTTCTGTTCTGTAATATCGACAATGTAGGGTATGAGCTTGTTTAGCGAATCCTTCAAATCCGGATGAACAGGATTAATCCCCTTGAAAACAATATCGTTTCCTTCCTTGTCTGCATAGACCACTTCAAGACATCCCTTTTTGGTCAATTTTGCTTTTGAAATATTCAAATCCATTTTAATTAAACTTTGAGTTAATACTTACCTATGCAGGTATTCATTAATAAAATCTTTATAGTACTGGTCAACAGGCAATGGCAAATTGATTCCTAATTCGGTGGCAGCATCAGCCTGAACCTTATCCATGAAAGTTTTCATTTGGATCGTATTCAATTTAGAAGTACTTCCAACAACCGACACAATATTTCCATTCATACATATTTGCCGTGGAAGAAACTTACGGCAATAGTAATCATGAACATCCAACTTATCCGTGCCTGTCTCCCTCTCAATACAGGCAAACCACAGCCACATGAGCGCGTTCTGCGACAGGGTACGTGGTTCTACCTTTCTCTTGATGCTTACAGTGTAAGTTCCATTTTTGAGCGTGGAACAGAGGTAGTCAAACGACTTATCCATTGTGACTACCCCATTTTGTTTTGTTAGAATAGCTTCTGCCATATCTTAGAATGGTAAATCATCAGGCGGTAGTATCTGTTGATATGGCTGTTGCTGATATGCAGGCTGCTGTACTTGTTGTTGCTGTCTCTGTGTAGGCTGTTGCGTTGGTAACGGTGGTGGTACAGGAGCAGCCTGTTGCTGAACTTTCGGTGTAAGCATCTCAATACTATCAACAAAGACTTCAGTTATGTAACGTTTAACTCCTTTGCTATCGTCATAGTTACGAGTGCGTAACTTACCTTCTATATACAACTTATCTCCTTTATGGACGTACTTCTCAACTATTTCAGCAGTCTTATTCCAAAAAATAAGATTATGCCATTCTGTACGTTCCGGCACTTGGGTTCCATTTTGTAAGGTGTACGCCTTATCTGTTGTGGCAAAAGATAAAGAAGCTACTTTCGCTCCACCGTCCAATGTTCTCACATCCGGGTCTTTACCGGCACGTCCTATAAGAATTACTTTATTAACACTCATTTTCCTTCCTCCCTTATAGTTACACGAATACTATCCGCTTTAGTTGATGTTTTTAAATATTGAGAATATAGTTCCGGGTGATCTTCCTGAAACTTCTTTGCATCAAAACTCTTACCCGTTGAAGAGGGAGTATAGCTAACACGCAGCCGACCGGCATCCCATGATTTAACACCGTTCTCACGCATGGCACTTTTAAGCTGTTCCTTATAACCTTTCTGCACTTCAGCGATATAACTCGCCTGTTCCTCTATATCAATAATAGTAGTTACTAATTGCATAGGAATAAGCAGCTTCTCATTGGCTGGAACAGGAGCATTAGGTAAGAACTGTTCACCTTTAATCTCACACTCCAGTAATCTCTTAACCTCTGCATCCGGTTTACGCTCAATCTCAACCAATTCAGATTTATCACCTCGTAGCCAAATTCCAAACAATTTATCAACTTTAATTAGTGGATTTTGAAGTTCAAACAAATAGGCATAAATTGATAACTGCCAACTCAAATACTCACGGTCAAGACTTGCAGTAGTCTTGATGTCGCCAAGGCTGATTTTCTCGTCCTTTTCCCAAACACAATCAATATTCGATGCAAAATATTCATTATCTGAAACAGTGTACTCATTGGCAAAAGCCTTATATCCGGCATTTACTCTTTCCCTGATATAATTAATAGCTTCAATACTTTCAGGAGGTAAGCCTGTTACATCAGCAAACTGGCATTGAGCATGAATAAGGCTACCCTTCTCTGCAGCTCTCTTCAATACAAAATCGGGGACATCTTTATATTTGTCAGGGAACAACTGCCGGCTAATCATACCGGTTATACCTTGCAACTGTTTTTCACCGAGCATATAAGTGTGGTTTTCCTCATTGAAAACCACACTGGATTTCACTAATTCTATCATTATTATCAATTTCTAGGAGGATACGTTTTCTGCATGTCAATAGTTATGTTTCTGAACTCCTTATTATTGTGAAGTTCGGGATGTTCAGCCCAAACTCTCTCAAGCTCTTCGCGGCTTTTAACACCAGTCATTTGTTTAATTGCACGATCTAGGTCTACACCAGTATATACTTTGCCCGAAGCGTTTGAAGCAGAAACATTGGGAGCATATACTTTTTCCTTTGTATTACCATAAGCAAAACGAACGCGGTTTTTATTGTCCACAATAACAAGTAAAATAATCTCCTTTTGCTCGTTATAACCAATCTCTTTTACACTGAATTTGGTGTATAGAGCAGGAGAACCTGTTTTGCTCTGATATATTTCATTTTTCTCAAGTGGAATCCAAATGAAAGGACCCGTATAAAGTTCACGCCCAATTCCCCAGTTAAATCCTGCACGTTTAAAGGCGTCCGAAGCCTGCCCTTTCTCTTTTTCTGTGCTAGATTCTGTCCCAACATCCTGTTTACTCACCCATTCCTTCTTTTCATTATCCCAAATGGACAACGTACAGAATAGATTCCCATTAACGACATCATGGTGCCGTTTCCAGTTCATTTCTCCGAACACTTCATCAAGTATTCTCATGTCTACTCGAGCATCCTTGTATAATAGCAAGGAGCAGCCCGAACCGTCCGGTTTCATAGTACCAACCCTACATTCAATTTCAGAAGCTAGAAGCGGTCTGATAGAATTATTCTTCTTCTCTTCATTCTGAACCGTTGATACAGTGTTTTTTCTCGCTGTCATAATTCTAATTTAATGGTTTGACTTTTAGTTCATTACATCAGTAAAGGTAATCGTTATTGACAAGTTTAGCAAACAGAAACTTCGCCATTTTAACGCCATTTTCAGGTAGTAAAAACTGCCTGTACGATATTGTACAGGCAGAAAAATAAGAAAATGAATAATCCAATGTACCTTATGGAACGGCTACGCTTGAAGGGTGTACGGCTCCCTGATTTATACATAATGTAAATGCTAGTGGACGGAACCGGAGTCGAACCGGTCTCACGGAATATTGGTGCACCTCACCGTAGTTTCAGCCAACGATATACATATCCGCCCGATTAATTAAAAAGGTGCACTATCTTCACAGACCATACACCCCAATCACAAACACAAAATAAAACACGACATTAACTATTAAATAGCACTCTCACGAGCTTCTTGCTTCCGGATAGCCGTTCAAAGCACACCGGAATAGTATAGAACAATTAAAACTCAAATAACAGGGGCTTTAACCCTACAGCGTCCTTTTCGCTGGCAACATTAGTTAAACATAAAAAGAAAAATTCTCTGTGAAGGAACCCGGACTCGAACCGAGATGAGTTGTCATGCTCACTACATCTAAGGGCTGACACTCCCTATTGTTGAGTAGCGCGTCTACCTATTCCGCAATTCCTTCAATTCGTAGCCAGACGATTCTGGCTACATTGATTGATTGTTATTGATACAAACATAATTTTCCCCCTCACGGGTTACTTAACTCTGATTGAGTTGAGCCGGGAAACGGATTCGAACCGCTGACCTCATGTGACGACTTCTAGTACACCGTTGGAAACATACTCATTATTCTGAAAGGCTTCAGAACGCCTATAATTTTCTGTTTTTCTCCCAAGAATGTACGCCATGCGCTCTGACCAACTGAGCTACCCCGGCAGATGCCCGGCGAACCGGGCTAAATAAACATGACAAATACTAAAATTAAGCAATGCAAACCTTCACAGGCTATTTTTATATTCTTCCCCTTTCCTCATATTCGAATCTCACAGCCAATAGTACAACAGTTATAATGAATATGAGATATGACCAGGCGATATCACTTCGCGTAGCTTCGATTCCCCCACCTATATACATAGCTACCAATATGGCAACTACTGTAAAAATGTTATGAATGAATTTTATTTTTTTCATCTCTTCCGTTTTTTAGGTTTAACTTTCTTTCTCGAACATCGGCAATGAAGTAATACCTGAGCAGCATTACAATGCCATTTACCATTTTGAACATTTACAGGCTTATCACTTTCAATCTTACCTGCTTCAATGAGACTAATCAACTTTTTTTCGCCACCGACATAGTATGCTGACTTATCTTTTCCGAATATCTCTGTCGAAAACAATCGGAGAATGTTATCCAGCAATATTTCAGCCATTTCACCTCTAATCATCTCAATAAGCAAATAAGTTAAGTAGTTCTAGTAACCTTAAATATTCCATCCTGAACATAAGATTTAGTAGTCCAGGACATGCCTTCCCCTTTTTCTTTATATAATCTCTGATTTAAAGTGAAAACCACAGACGTTTTTTGAGTAATGGGAAACACTTCTTCATCACCGACATCCATGTTTCGCAAAACATTGATTATACTGCGTTTCTGAATTTCTTTTTCCATACAATTAAATTTTAAATTAAACTTGAAGCGATGAGCGGATTCGAACCGCCGACCTCTGCTTGTGGTGCTCTTCCGTTAAGCTAAGAGTATTTCTTGAGAGACTCGAACTCTCAACCATCCACCACACACAGCGCTCTAACCTGCCTGAGCTACATCACCTTTATATACATAAAGCAAATACCTCGATTTGCCGACAAACGTCTAACTGATTTAGTTTTACAACGATACGGCTTGACCATTAACCACAGCATTATATCGTTGAGAAGCCCGCCTACGTCAGTAATCCCTTTCGGCACGTGTCGGCTTCCAAAACACCATTTTACCAATATGTCAAAGAACTCTTCTCTGTTGTTCCCAGTCTCCCTTCAAGGGCAGGCTCAAAGACCGGACTGGGTGCCGGATAACCGGCGGTTTGGTTTGACTTTAGTGAGGGTTATTTAGTTGCTTCATTTGTTATCGCTCGAAGAACAACAGAAGCAGCAGCCAGAGAATCTTTAACCTTTGCAAGTTTATCGGACTCACTTTGCCACCATTCTTTATACATATCAGTTGATTCTTTCTGTACCTTCACTTCATTCTTCAATGATTCATTTTCAGCACGTAGTTCCCCAATAATCATCTCATTCTCGATAGCTTTCGCTTTTAATTCAGCCTCGTTAGTGGTACTTTTATCAAGATTCATAGACAGTTCTTCTACTTTCTCAATAAGCTGTTCTTTAGTAAATTTTTGTAGTTCCATAATTTAAATATTTATTGGTTATTAATCTCCGACATAATGTGCACCGTAATGAGTACTATTTGAGTTATAGTAAGCGGAAGCGGGAATACTGAGGTTATTGTATCCCTCATGTCTTGTAGCTTTAGCCGCTTTGTTCATTACCTCGTTTCTTTCTGATAAGAATTTATCCGTTCTTGCTTTCATGGCTTCCTGTGAGAAATTTTCTTGAAGTTTTGCAAGTCTCCAGGTAGCTTTCAGAACCTCTCCAAAAGTTTTTCCCTGCTTTTTGCCTGAATACTTATAGGTTCTATGAGCATTTCTCATTATTTCGGATAAATCAAATCTTTTCATGTTTGTCACATTTATTGAGTTTCACATTTGTTTTATCAATCAATTTTTGTATGTTTGTATGATTGATTGATTTATGATGCAAATGTAATCCAAATATGGATAATTTCAAATCCAAAAGCTTATTTTATTATCCATATTTGGATATATTAACTTTATAGTAAATTTTATGATTGATAGAATTAAAGAAGTTATAGCCTATTCGGGGCTATCTGATAGGGCATTTGCCCTCAAATGTGGTATTAAACAAAACACATTGAGTAGACAATTAGGAGGGGTAAGTGAGGTTAGTGCCTCAACTATTAATGCAATATTGGATAACTACCAAGAAATATCCGCTGAATGGCTGTTAAGAGGAAAAGGCTCCATGCTTCTTCAAAAAGAAGAAACAGAACCAGGAATGGAGAAATTGAAAAGTATAGTATATACCATAGCGAATCTACAGGATGAGATTAATGAAAAGACAGTACTTACTCAACGCCTTTTGGAAGAAAACCAAAAATTAAAGGGTGAACTAGCTATGTTGAAGAACGAACGAAATGTAGGTTAGGCAATAAATTAAAATCAAGACACATGAACGCACAATTATTAATCAAGTTCATTATAGGATTAGCTATAATAGCATTGATCTTGACAAATAAGATAGTACCCTATTTACGAGACAAATTATTCATGAATATTTCTAAAAGTGGATATTTTAGAATTATTCTAGCAATCACAGTTGTCTCCGTGTTTGGAGTCGCATTCAATAATTATCAAGAAAGTAAGCAAAAATATACTGTTGCAGATAATGAGAAAGTAAAAAAAGAAAGATTAATTAGAAATGCTTTCGAAGCATCAAAAAATGAAGTAAAGTTACAGTTAAAATCTCCCTCAACAGCCAAATTTGCGACGGAATTTGATGATAAATCGAAATATAAAATTAATGATGATGAATCTGTGATTATTCAATCATATGTTGATGCGCAAAACTCATTTGGAGCAACGATACGTACACATTTCCGATGTACAGTAGATAAATATGGCAATGTAAATGATTTAGCCACATGGTAAAACCTTATTACCCACCTATATGACTATATGAAAATAAATCAGCGACTCACAGAAGAACTTAAAAAAGCAAGACTATATAATTGATATATAGAATGTATAGCTAGATTTTCAAAAATGTGTTTAATATAGTCCTTCACAAAAAGAAAAGTATGAATAGCACTTAAAATTACATTTCCGTTTTATTGTCGGGCACATTTTTATAAACCCGATATACTATTGAAAACCAAAAAGTTCTATGGAAAACGTTAGGGAAATCCCTATTTCTAACTATCTTTGCCCATTATTCACTAGAATTAAAAACAACTATGAAGTATTTTGAGTTCACATTCCGCACCCAACCTTGTACCGAAACCGTCAATGACGTACTGGCTGCCATACTGGGTGAAGTCGGATTTGAAAGTTTTGTTGAGTGTGAAAGCGGGCTGACCGCATACATCCAACAGACATTATGTGATGAAAACGCCATCAAGATTGCCATCGCCGAGTTTCCCCTACCCGATACGGATATTACTTATACATATACCGAAGCGGAAGACAAGGACTGGAACGAGGAATGGGAAAAGAATTTCTTCCAACCCATCATTATCGGAAACCGATGTGTGATCCACAGCACTTTCCACCAAGATGTCCCCAAAGCGGAATATGACATCATCATCAATCCTCAAATGGCTTTCGGAACAGGACATCACGAGACTACCAGCCTCATCATTGAAGAATTGTTGGATAGTGAACTGAAAGACAAATCCCTGCTCGATATGGGCTGCGGAACTTCGATTCTTGCCATCCTCGCACGTATGCGAGGCGCACGCCCCTGTACAGCCATCGACATTGACGAATGGTGCGTACGAAACTCCATCGAAAATATCGAA